ATTACTGTTTTAAGTGGAAAGGCATGTCTGTCATAGCCCTTGATGGTGATTTTGGTGGCGGCTCAATTGAGGTTAAAGCGTATAAAGATGACGGAGACTTAACCGCTAAAGGCTCAGCCCTTGAAACTATCACCGATGATTTCACATTTGGAACAATTATGACCAAATGCTGCCTAAGTTTAACAGGCTCCACCTCACCAGATATTGATGTAATCATTGATGCCACCGGCGCAGAAGTTGATATCGCTTAGTTTCATTCTTGCCAGGGAAGGCACCCCTCCTTAAAAAACCCCTTGACTTTCTTTGTAGTATTCTATAATATAGTTTCAAGGTTAGGGAATGCCTCTAACGAGAAACGAGAAAGACATGAAAACCCCAGTTTATGGTGACTCTATAATGTTATTAAATGTTTCTAGCTGCACTTATCGAGGAGGTCGCGAACGAATCGGTAGGAAAACATGACAATTGAGGCCTGAGGCGGAACCTGAAAACATTTTCGAAGATGGCTTTGGGGGAGCAGGAGATCGGTCTAAATCGCAGCTATAGAGTTGCCACCCGTTACGCAAGGAAGCGGAAAGACTCTACTACTGGCCCCGCTATGAATACATAGCAGAGAGTATGAGCACCGCAGTGTATGGACTATATGTTTTCTATAATTGAGTGGGGATACGATGAAAGCTTATAAGATTGAAGTACTGGTTATTGATTTCGAGGATTTAGGTGAAGAGGATGCTAAATATCAATTAGGAAATATGAGGCACCTAGACGTCAAAGTAGTAGATTCAAAGAAAGTTGATATTGGTGAATGGGATGACGATCACCCACTAAATAAGACGAAAGGATGGGAAGAGTATTACAAGGGTTTGCTGTTTTATTAATTGGTCTGGTATATGCCTATGTAACTGTTTTAGCGGTAAGCTCAATCACTGAGTATTCTAGTACTCAGTAAAAGCGGACAGTGAATGAGAATATACAAAGCCAGGGTTTATATGTTACCTCAAATAGCAAGTAGCCCCGCTTGTGGCGACAGAGGGGTAGGTTTAAATATGATTAAAAAAATAGAAGCAATCAACGGATCTGATCGAAAGATACTCAGAAACGAATTAGTTTATTTTGATCATTGGGACGACTTCAATGAAATAGCTGTAGTAAGGGCGTTTGAACAAGGTCAGATCAGAGAGGTTATAGGTGCTGCTGACAAGGATACTGAGAGAGGGGAAAGGTTCGACGTTAAGATAGTTGGCGTTATAAATGATATAGACACCTCTAAATACAATAATGGTGAGGAATTGTTCTGTAGCCCTACTGAGCCAGGTAAAGTAGTTGCAAAGGATGAATTATGAAATTTGAAGAGCTTATGAATGATTTAAAAACCTCGGCAGCTCCAGCAATCATAGAGGTTAAGACGGATTACGATGAGGGTAAGCGGAAATATTATACGAAAGGGGTAAGGGATACTGTAAAAATAATTCGAGAAGGAGCCACTGAGTCCTTCTCGAGGGGAGATATAAGCGACAAAACGCTGTCTAGCTTTATGGCTGCTGCTGAAGGTATTGCTAGGGCAATAAATGAGGTATTCGAAAATTAAATGAAGGAAATCACGGAGTTAAAAGTATTTCAGGTCACCTATAAGTGCGATGAGTGCAAAGAGGGGAATATGGAACCATTCGGTAATCGAGTTTTCGCAAGCTATCCGGCTCAACACCCTCATAAATGCACCAAATGTGGTCATGAAATAAACGTTTCGGGTGAGACATACCCCAAGATCATCTATGAGCCCGTTAATAAAGGTTTGGATTTTAAAAGGTGTGACGTGTGCGAAAAGGGGCATTATTTTAATTCTGGCACAGATCTATCCAAAATGGAGAGTATCTATCATTGCGACTCTTGCGGCCATTCGAGAAATTTCAACATAAAGGATAATATATGAGTAATATGAAAATAGCAATTGAGGTAATCGATAAGCCATTCAGTGATGGTGATTGTTATAACTACAATAACTATCCCGCCAACGGTGTTTATATTGTCGACTTCGATGACGAGGGAATTGGAAAAAGGAACGAGCTTTTAATAGTTCAAAATAATAGTGTATTGGGATATCTCCTCAATGAAGATCTATTTAAAAGCTTTGAGAGGGTAGAACCAAAAAAGGAATTGCTTGGCCCGCTACAAGGACCATACTTCATGGGGAATGAAAAATCAGAAGGAATTCCTATTCATATACACGAAAAAGCATTAGATATTATAATGAAGATGGCAGGTAAGGAATAATGGCAAACGATACTATAAAATTTCATCCTGATGGCGAGAGCTACGGTAACCTATTTATAAAGGATGGAAATCTTCATTTTAGTGGTGATGTAGAGGTGAGCGCCGAGATCTTTATCGATCATATAAACGACAAATTAAACATGGAAAGGGTGGAGGCAAAGGGTGCATTTATAAACATGCTTGAAAGCCTTCATTGTCGTGTAGAAACTGAGAGTGAATGGGAGGATATTGACCCATCAATAAAAATACTATGTGATTACTTGGGAGTGCTGGAGGAGGTAGAGCCGCAGAAAAGAATAGTTGATGAAACTGATGGAAGACGACAGCAGAGAATTTGCAATGAGTGATGAGCAGGACTGTAAGGGTCTGTATGTACAGATAGCAGGCGAATTATCCGAGGCAGACATGAAGACAACCACAGTAACAGACTCGGACGGGACTTTCAGAGTATGGGAAAACGGGACTTTCGGTGAATCTTTAGAGTATGCTCAACTGTCACATACTAGCTATAGCCTCAAGGTAGATGAAGCGGCTAGCTTGCAGATGATTTCGATTCGGCTTGATAAGTCTTTAATCGAAGATTTAAAGTCTATGGCCTCACGAAAGGGGATTGAATACCAACCGCTTATTAGAAAGATTCTGGATCATTTTGTGTATAAAGAACCCGAAGAATTTTTACAGGCTATAAATAAACTTGGTAAGGAAAAGCCTGATTTTACTATTAACCATACAAATGATGGGCTTAATGGTCCGTTTATTTATCCTGAATATGGCCCGCTAACCGTAGAGATTAACCAAGACAAAAAGAAAATAAATGACTGACAAAGAACCTAAAGGACCAGGAGGAAGGCCGACTACCTACACAAAAGCGCTAGGCACTGAGATATGTGCCAAAATATGCTCAGGTCAAAGTGTGAACAAGCTATGCAAGGCAGATGATATGCCAGCAAAGTCCACTGTATTCCTATGGTTAATAGAACATGCTGAGTTTTCAGACAATTACGTGAAGGCTAAAGAACAATCAGGTGACGTAGACCAGGATAAATTAGATTCAATAGCCGAAAGAGTATTAGAGGGCGACGTTGATCCGGCAGCGGCTAGAGTAGCGGCTGATATCATTAAATGGTCAGCATCTAAGAAGAAGCCTAAGAAGTATGGCGACAGACAGCAGATAGATAATGTTCATAGCGGAACCGTGGGCGTAACCGATTTAACTGACGAACAGCTAGACAATAAGATTCAAGAGAAGATGAGGTTATTGAATGAATCTGAAGGCGACGAGAGCTGAGAAAGAGGGAGTGCTCAAGCTATTGGAAGAGAAGGAGCTAAGACTATCTAAGGTTAGGTTCCTCAACGTATACAAATCCTTTTATCCCTGGCAGAGAGATTTTGCCGCCGCCACAAAAGATCACTTCGAATGCTGCTTATGCGCAGCCAACCAAATAGGTAAGACATATATCGGTACAGATATAGACGCCATGCACTTGCTTGGTGACTATCCTGATGATTGGCCCGGGCATAAGTTTGATTTCCCTCCTATGTGTTGGGGTCTTGGTTTCTCAATGGAGAAGACTAGAGACTTACTGCAGAAAGCTTTGTTTGGTTCTTATAACGCCGGCACTGGATTTGAAGGTGGATTAATACCCAAAGAAAGAATATTGGGCTGTGAATCGGCTGGCGGCACCGCCAATGCTATGAGAACTGTGAAGGTTAAGCATAGATTTGGGGTGTCAGTAATGCAGTTCTGGTCTTATTCTCAAGGTCAGCACGCCATGATGGGTGACAAGGTTGATTGGGTGCATGTGGATGAGGAACCCAAGGATCAAAACATCAGACCTCAGCTGCTCACAAGAACCGTAAATGGCGACAAGAACAGGGGCGGTCGCCTTATCTACACGTTCACCCCAGAGAACGGCAAAACCCAGCTCGTGCTCAAGTTCATGGAAGACCCTACACCAGACCAGTTTTTCATGATGAAGGGCTGGGATGATGCGCCACACATGGACGAGGTTAAGAAAGCCAGACTATTAAAGATGTATCCAGAGCATCAAAGGGATATGAGATCTAAGGGAATCCCCATGTTAGGGCATGGGCGGATTTACGATATCGGCGACGATTTTGTTTTGTGTGATCCCTTTGAAATACCTGATTACTGGCTGGTCATTGGAGGTATGGATTTTGGATGGGATCACCCTCAGGCTCAAGTTAAGCTAGCCCTGGATCCAGATAACGACATAATCTATGTGATCAACTCTTGGAAACAATCCAAAGTGTCAGCTAATGACGCATGGGGCGCCACTAAAGTGTGGCAAGAAAAAGTGCCGATAGCATGGCCTGCTGATGGGTTAATGCATGAAAAAGGGAGAGACGTAAACTTACAACAGAAGCAACACTACCAAACAGCTGGTTTTAGTCTGTTGCCAGAACATGCAACTTGGCCAGAGGGCGGAAATTCTGTAGAATTTGGTATAACTCAGATATTGAACAAACTTAGAAATGGCACCATGAAATTCTTCAGAGGCCAGTTCGATTTGATGGATGAGTTTAACCAGTACCACAGAAAAGAGCCTAGCTCTATCATTGAAGATGCTGTAAGTCGTATAGTTAAGATCAGAGATGATATACTAGACTCTATACGTTATGCTTATATGATGCGCAGATATGCAAAACGTCAGGGTGATTTGCTCGTAACCCCAAAACCTTATATGCCCAAACCCCTAAAGACTATAGGTAGAAGATAATGGATCTAGTCGAACTCAAACGGTTGCACGACAAAGCCTATAGCAACGGCCAGCAACCCAGAGAACAGGCTTCCGATGATCTAGTATTTTATTGGGTGACTCAGTGGGATGATAACATCTTAGGCAGTACCCAACTCCAGTATAGAGGCGAGTTCGATATCCTTAAGCGTGCCGGTCGGCAGATCATGTCGGACCTTGCTGGCAATCCTGTATCAATCGATTTTGACCCCAAAGACCAATCAAGAGACGATGGCGCCGAACTACTTGACGGCATCTATCGATCAGTCGAGCGTGTTAATACCTCAATTGAAGCTTTTGACAATGCAGCCCAAGAGACTGTGGTCTGTGGTGTGGGTGCCTGGTACTTACATTCCGAGTATGAATCAACAAAGAACGGCAATAGCAACCAGGTTATCAAACGAACCCCATTATATGAGGCTTGCAATACAGTATTTTGGGACCCAAACGCCAAGCTATTAGACAAATCAGATGCCGATTACGTGTCAGTGCTTCACGCTTATTCTCATGACGGCTATAAGGATCTAGTCGAAGAGTTAACGGGTGAGCGCCCCGGTGGTGTTGGCACCGACACATCAGGAGAAGGAACCAGTACCGGCGGGCCATCGTTCGCCGCGCCAGAAGAAAGTTATGCTTTCCCTTGGTTTGCTGAGACCGACAAAGTTCATATTGTGGACTTCTACGTCAGGGAGCTTATTAAGGATGAGGTTCTAAGTGTCACTGATATCTTTGGCAATCCTGCTCAATTCCTTAAATCTCAAACTGAAGACATAGAGACCCTGGGCTACCAGATCGTCGAAACCAAAAAAATTGAACGCTATCAAGTCACTAAGTACATCGCCTCCGGTGAAGAGATACTACTCGAAGAGATTATAGTAGGTGAATTTCTGCCTGTTGTGCCGGTTTATGGTGAAAGAGCATTCATTGAAGATGTTGAATACTATGAAGGCATCACACGCCTAGCCAAAGATCCTCAACGTCTACGTAATTTTCAGATGAGTTATCTTGCTGATATTGTGAGCAGGAGCCCAAGACCTAAGCCTATATTCTTTGCTGAGCAGATCCAAGGTTTTGAGAGTATGTACGAGGAAAATGGGGCGGATAATAACTTCCCCTATCTTCTACAGAATAGAAAAGACACAAACAATGAGGAATTGCCAGGTGGCCCAGCCGGTCAGATGCCAGAGCAGCAAATCCCTATGGCGCTAATGACGAGCATAGAGCTATCTCGCCAAGCTGTTGAAGATGTCGCCAACCCCGGCCTTCCGGAATCAATAGCGGATCCAGATTCGAGCGGCAAAGCAATTGCTCTACTTCAAAGCCGGTTAGATAACCAATCAATCACCTTTCAGAATCACCTTAAGCACGCCAAGCGACGTGACGCTGTGATATTTGCCAGCATGGCGACGGAAGTTTATGACGCACCCAGGACAATAACGTCAACTTCGGCAGATGGTACACGCAAGCAAGTCAAGGTCATGGAAATCTTGCCAGATGGCCGAGTACTTAATGATCTGACTAACATGGAATTTGAGGTCTATGCAGATGTGGGCCCCTCTTTTACTACTGTTAAAGAGCAGACCATGGATCGAATCAAGGAGACTATCTCCTCTATTGCTCCTATTAATCCAAGAATGGCCGAAATGCTCACCTATAAGCTGCTGTCTATGGAAGATGGCGTCTCAATGGATGACATTAAGGACTACGCACGTAAGCAATTAGTACTACAAGGATTTACACCACCTGAAACGCCAGAAGAACAGCAACTAGTGCAGCAAGCCGCGCAACAGCAGGGTGAACCCGATGCCATTATGGTCGCAGCTCAAGCCGAGATGGGCAAGGCGCAAGCTGCTCAAATGAGAGAGCAAAGACAGCTCCAGAAAGATGCATCTGACTACGAGACCAAGACTATTGCCAACCAGATTGACTGGTATGAAGCCCAAACAGAAAGAGGCGAGGTGATGTTCAAAGCTAAGGCGACAGGCGTGGATATTAATAAGAAGCTGGTTGAAACAAGAGGCGTTCAGATTGATAACGCTCAGAAGTTAGGGGATGCTTTTAGGGCTCGGGTTGGCGGACAAAGATAGGAAGATCTCTAATAAAAGCCCTGGCTTCATCATTCTTTCTCTTCCATTTGTTGTAGGCCTCTAGAGGCGATGAGCCACACGCTGTATGCACCACGTCATAGCATACCCAGCTCTCAAGAGGGAGTATTCCACGAATATTTGGTTTCGTTAATCTAGGTTTTATACACATTTATTAATCACAAGAATAAACATAATAGCTAGGATGCCAATAAGGAAACGATCGGCTCTAATATCAAGGTGATCCTTCTTCGGCTTTCTCACTAATATCCTCCCATTTGCCTGATTTACCATCAAAAATAAGGTTATAATCTAGCATTTTCACTCTAATCATAAATAATCTAGTCATTCTATGAGGTATATTGTCGTCAGTTATTCCTCGCTTTATATTCTCTATATCCTCCTCGCTGACTGCTTGACTTTCGTACATCGCTTTAAGCTCAGATATTTTTATTCTCCCGGCCGTGTTGTTCATTTCCTCCCCCATCCCAATCATCCCCCCTATCTTTAGCTTGTAATATAAATATACGATCTGAATAACGATCATGGTTAATCTTGCAGGAACCCTCTCTATCGGCAGTTCTGTATACCTTCTGAGGGTTGTTCTTAAACTCTAGTGCTGTGAATGTTTTCATACTCTATCTGATCCAAGATAAGCTTAAACTGTTGGCGTGTAGTTGATTTTTCTGGTGACATTCTAAATCCAAGATTGACGTAGTTTTCAAATACCTTGCGGTGCTCGTCCTTGAGGTCTCTCCACATGGACAAAGATTTGCTTAAGGCTTTGGATGCTATACGCCTTCTGTCGCTCATAATTCCCCCTGCTCTCTCTGTTCGCACAGTTCCCCCTCCTCCCTCTCGCATTATAACCAGCCAGTTCTAATACACAAGCACTGATATAAAATGTAAATAACTGAGGCGAACAGGTAAAACGCTATCTACTTATGGATTGCATAAGGTCATCGTAACAATTGCGAGGATAACTCAATTGGCTACACAAACACTGGCAGAGCTGCGTGCAGAAAATGACGCAGAAGAAGCAAAAGAAGCTAAAAACGAAGAAACTAAAACTGACACTATCGAAGAAACCGCAACGGAGATAGAGAGCGTTGAAGTTGAAACGACTAAGGAAAAGACACCAGAATCTGAATCATCTGCGGAGATCGAGACAGAAGAAGGTGAAGAAACCGAAGTAGAAGCATTTTTGCAAACCGATGAGCCAGCGTCGGAAGGTGCTGAAGCCAAATTTACTGACCACGACGTTGCAGCCGCTAAAAGAAATCTGCGCGCCAAGTTGGAAAAGAGGCACGGCAGCGAAGTTGAGCAGCTTAAGGCTGAAAATGAGGCTCTAAAAAGGCAAAGTGCACCACCACCAAATCAGATGCCAGCGCGACCGACGCGTGAAAAATTTGATTATGATGATGACAAGTATGATGCCGCCGTTGATGACTGGAACATGCAAAGAACGCAGGCTCTAATACAGCAGAGTCAGCAAACCCAGCAAAGTACCGTCAACCAACAGCAACAAGAGCAGCAACTCACTATCGCCGTCGATCAGCATTACGAGAGGGCTGCAAAGCTGTCCGCTGAGCACAATATTGCGCCAGAGGCTTACCACAAAGCCGATTTGGCTGTAAGAAATACTATTGAGAGTGTTGTCCCAAATGCGGGCGATAGGATCACAGATTTCTTAATAGCTAAATTGGGAGAGGGTTCTGAAAAAACTTTCTATAACATTGGTAAGAATCCTGGCAAGCTTGCTATTTTGGAAGGCAAGCTAAGATCAGACCCTAACGGGTTTGACGCGATGATATATCTAACTCAGCTCAACACAGAAATGCAGGGCGTCTCGAAGCGAACGACATTAGCACCTAAGCCCGCAACACAGCTGAAGGGTGATCAGAGTCGCAGTGGGAATGCTCAATCTCGCAAAATGAAAGAGCAGTTTGATAAAGCCCATGAGAAAAATGATGGCCAAGGGGCTTACAACCTCAAGAAGCAAGCCAAGGCTAAAGGTATTGATGTCTCCAATTGGTTAAAGTAATTCGGAGATAAACGATGGCTAGTACAGGTAAAATCGCTCAAGTGATGTTCGAGTCTGTGCTCGAAACACATGAGAAACAAATGCAGCTCTTGCCGCTCACTATGTATGAGCAGCCAAATGCTGGAGACATGCAGAACGCAAATAACTTTGTTTGGCGTCCTGTTCAACAACACGCCCCAATCATTGACGGCTTTGATCTAACAGGATTAGAGACCGACATTATTGAGGAAACCTACCCCGCCGTACTCGGCTCACCTAAAAACGATTTCATCGAGCAGCGTGCTGATGATTTACGTGATATTCGTTTCTGGGAGCGTCGAGGCAAAGAATCAGGCAGGCGCCAAGCATCTGAGCTTAATAAGCAGATTGCTAGCGCTGTTGCTATCCAAGGTTCATTGTTCTATCGATCAGATGCCGCCAGCGGTTATGATTTTATAGCTGAGGGCCAGGCACTCCAGAACGAACGACAAGCGTATCATTCAGAGCGTTGTTATATTTTGAATGACCGCGACCAGCTGAAATTTAGTAAAGACTTAGCTGCCCGCCAAACGCTTCAAGGTCGCCCTGAGTCCACCTGGGTAAAGGGTCAGATAGGTGAAAATATAGCTGAATATAACGTTTTTACTGGCTCATATTTGCCTAATATTGTGGGTGGCGCCGATCCTGGTACGGCCACAACTGCGTTAATTAGTGAAGTGCCTAGCGGTGGCAGCGTTAACGCCACTACTGGCGTAGTCGCAAACGTCGATTGGCGTACTTCTGACATTCCCGTCGTAGCGACAGCATCGTATAACGTTGGCGATAAGATCTTATTTGATAATGGAGGTACGCCCGTACAGTCTATCGGGCTTGAAGATAAGACGCCTACTAATCAGAGTATGACGTTTACTATCGTTGCTATCCCTGACGCGACCACAATCACCATCTTTCCTAAGCCGATTGCGTTAGATGATGCCGCTTTAAGCGTGCTAGAAGCTGCGTATGCAAATATTGATACTCAGATTACTAGTGGCGCGCTTGTTGAGCGTTTGAATATTGACGCTACCGCAAAGGTCAATATCTTCTGGGATAAATCGTCAGTCGAAGTATTAGGTGGAACTGTCCCAATGGATCTGTTTTCTGAGTTCGATGGAATGAAGGTCATTTCTGACACAATGGAGAACGGCCAAAACCTCTATATGGTTTACGATGGCGATATAGCCAAGTTAACGTTTAGATACAGAATCTTTACGTGGTACGGCATTACTATTTGTAATCCGTCTAACGTTGGCGTTGCCGTAACTTTCTAATATTAATGGCCCTCGAAAGGGGGCCTTTTACAGGTGAAAACATGGCAATAGTTCTATATTCCGAAGGTGATAAGTCCGAAACTCATGATGGTGTTCAGTGTGTAAGTGGTCGATTTGAGGCTAAAACCTTACAAAGACGGCTTGATGAAGGCTGGGTTAATGATCCTAAAAAATTGGTTGGTCGTATCAATAAAAGAACTAAATCTACACCAAAGAAGACCACCACAACAAAGAAGGCAGACCCACCCGAGAAGGTAAGCGATGACTGATACAGGCGGAAATATACTCAAGGTCGATATAATCAATGACGCCTATAGTCAGCTTAGAATATCTGGCCTTACTGTTAATCCCTCCCCTGCTGATCTAGAGGTCGCCCTTAATCGCTTGGAAAGTATGGCCGCTGAATGGTCTACTCGAAACATGAGCGCCCGCTATATTTTTGAAGATATCCCAGATCCCAATACGGAAGCCGGGATTGTAAGAGGATTTAAGCAGGCATTTGCTACTAATCTGGCTATTCGACTCATTCCTGATTTTAATAAAGCTGTCGCGCCCACTCTTTATTCTCAAGCCAGTCAGTCAGCCTCTAATCTAGCGGCAAGAACCGCTCTCGTTAGAGAAGTTCCTTATCCCAACAGGCAGCCAAGAGGACGCGGCAATATACAGCGTACTTGGCGTTGGTCTCGGTTTTACTTTACTGCAAATGCAGCGCCTATCTCTGAGTTTACTATTCAGATGTTTATCGGTGATATTAATGACTTTGAAGAGCATTTTGACGCCTATCTTGAAGGTCTGGAAACGATCGATACCTACACGATAGAATCTGATTCAGGATTGCAAATAGAGGGCGACGTTAATACTGATGAGGACGTTCTGTTCACTATTAAAGCGCTGGGCTCCAATGACAATAGCAGCAATGAGGCTCAGCAAGTCAAAATCGTAGTCACTACTACAACCGGTCGGATAGAGACTAGATTAATTAATTTTAATCTCAGGAACTCCGACAATGCCTTTTAAGCAATTCAAACTAGACCGCTCATCTGAGCAAGCGCGTGGCATATTCAATGAGTATGTTTATGAAACGCAAGATCCTTGTGAGGAGGTCTTAACGGCTGGTTACTTTACAGAAGCAAGATTTAAAATTTTAGACGGCCCCCAGGTCAACAGTGATGGCTGGGATGGGGGGATTATCTTTATCCAGTGCGATGATGAAAGTTTTTATGGAAAAATCATTGATGACGGCGACTCGGTAGAGAAAATAACCACAGGTGGCGACGATAGCTTAGTCGCTCTAAATGCGTTGCCACTGTGGAATATTATTGTCGATGAAGTTGTGACTGTACCTACAAGACGCGAATACGCGGTGCATGGCGATCTAGTGTTAGATGGCACAGCAGAAATTATCCTTGAAGGTACGGCGCGCTTAGTGGTGGAAAACTAATGTCCAGAGTCAAATTATTTCAAGAGGAGACGCCGACCGATCTCCCCCCAGCCGGGACTATATTCCTATTCCCTAATACCGAAAACAACCACCTGATGCAGATCGATAGCGCGGGTAATGTTTTCGATTTAGCGTCGAGTTCGGGGAGTACATTTCTAGCGCGCAATAATACCGGCGGCACCATCCCTAAGGGCGCTCCTGTTCATATAGATGAGTTTGACGACGTTAATAGTGTGTTTTCTATTATTTTGGCGGATGCGGACGACCCGGCCGCGATGGATGCAGTGGGCGTTGCTAGCGAGGATATAGCGCCTGCCAATACGGGTGGTGTTGTCTTTCAGGGGATAGTTGCGAATATTGATACCTCAATTTATTGAACTGAGGGCGATACTCTTTTCGTAAGCACTACGGCTGGCGAATTAACTGATTCTCGCCCTACTGGCGGATCAACGCGCATCCAAGCGGTCGCAGATGTAGGCAAGATAGACCCGTCCTCTGGGTCAATTATTGTTCATGGTGCTACACGATCAAACAGCCTGCCTAATATCGCTGAAGATCAGATGTGGATAGGTGATTCTAATGGCCAGCCGATCACTGTCGATAAGAATTCCATTGGGCAAACTATTTATGATGGCGTAGATACACAAGCCAATATCTTGGCTATGTCCGCGACGACGTTTCTAGGCCAATTATGGCGAGCGATTGACACAGATAAAGATTACAAAGCAGTAACCGTTATTGACGGCTCTGATCAGTGGCAAGCTATTCAGCTTTTATACGAGGAGACTACTGATACTTACGATCTAACCACAACACAGGACGGGCAAACTCAGAACCTAGGGCGCGAGGTCTTTTATATTGCGTTTAACGATGATATTACCGGCGCTACAGAGTTAGACCCTGAAGTATTTGCATCGTTTGGCTCAAAAGCGGGCGATGAAAATTTTCAGAGTGTTTTAAAGGTCAATGCTGCTGATGTTGAAGAGGGCGACACTTTTGGCATTAATACTACGGCTCTGGGTATTGGCGGAAAGGGCAAAATAACTACCTATGGCGAGGTAAATGGCGTCAACACCACCACTTGGAGCCTAAACGACACACTGTATATTGATCCTGTTACAAAGGGCGAATTAACGAATGTACAGCCTGATATAAATGGATTTAATGTAGGCAAAGTGCTCAAAGTTGATGCAACTACAGGCAAGATCTTTGTTAACACTATCAGCTCCAATCGAACTGACATTGCGACAGTACCCGTGACAAATGCCAGGATATTCTTAACGGGACAAGAGATAACACCTATTGCAACGGATTACTGGGAGGCCCTTCTAGAGGATGAGGGTAGCGTCCCTGAGGTTATTTTAGTGGTTAATGTCCCTGATAACTCAATTGTTGCGGGAACTCAGGATCATGTTACTAGCCCCGTGCAGACAGAAGAGGCGACACTTATTGCTGGCTTAAGGACGGGCCAAATAGACTTTCAAATAAGTGATTCCGGAGGACAAGAAAAGATCTATTTTGAGGTATATCGGGCTGATGCTGATGGCGTGCCACTTGCATCTGGTGTTACCGGCGCCCCAGTTGGCGATCTAGGCGTCACGGTTCTTTTCATAATGCAAACAGCCATTATGGACGTGGATCCAAATGATCCGTTCCAATATGAGGTTAGAGGCCAACTGACCGAAGACACCACTATTCTAGCTAATCAGCGCCTCCGTATTCACTATCTCTGTGAAAAAATCGGGGCGCTTGGCGGCACTAAAAGTTTTGATTTGTTCTTTGGGTCAGATCATGACAGTTTTATTGATGCTATAGCCCCCATTCAAATCGATGATGTGGAAGGGTTGCAAGAAGCATTAGACGTCAGCCTTAACGAGGGCGGTTTGTGGACTGACGGCAGTACATTCCTCAAAAATTATGTTTACCGTGAGAATGAATGGGCAGGCTGGCCAACGGTTGACACATTAGATCATCTTGAGCCGCAACCAATAGGTGATTCTGAAAACTCTATTGATCCCGATAATTTCCCAACCACCACCAACGTATCGATAGTTAATCAAGTCCATAAATTTACGTTTACTGAGGATGTTTTTACACAGGCATTAGAGGTATTCGCGCCAGGGTGGGACGGCAGCACGGTTACAAAGATCACAGTATTTAACGTCACTACGTCCGAAGTTAATATCATAGATAACCCTATTTTGGACCCCGACGGATTCGTTGCGCTAGCTATTGGGTCATTGATTTACTTTTCTGGCACTCAATTAGATATCTCGCTTCAAATCTATAATACAACGCCTGCCAGCTCTGTTGATGGAGGGTGGACTAGCTCAACAGCACTTCCACCTCCAGCATCTCAGGCGTTCACTATTGATGACTTAGTGACCCCTACGGTTATTGAGTTATCGCATACGGATTTAGATTCTAATGATCGTTCTACGGAATTAGACGGCGTGACCAGTGGCTCTATTGTTCGTATTGTAGAGACTGGATCCGTTAATAGAAATATAGAATTTATTGTCGATACGGTAAATACAACGCCGATAAACAGTACCGAATACACAGTGTTGGCGGGGTCAATTACCAATGGCCCTCAAAATATCCGTAATGGCCGAACCTGTACTGTTGATATTGACATACCCATAACGCAACCTACTGAATACGGGGTTAAAACTGGCTTCTATCCTACTGGAAATCCTTCATGGGCAACGATAACAACCGAACTTTATTATGATGGCGTTCTGCAGGCGGGAAGCGTGGACGGGTTCGGCATTAATGTTATTGCTCAGCAAGCGATAGTCAGCCCTGATTGGTTTTTCTTGGCGGTATCTGGTGGCGGCGGTGGAGGGGGTGGTGGTACAGGAGACCCAAGCCCATTAGTCTCAAAGGGTGATCTTTACACCTTCGACACAGCAGACCAACGATTGCCCGTGGGTGCTGATGGGCAGCTCCTTGAGGCCAATAGTATTGCGGGAACAGGTCTTAAATGGGTCACGCCTGCTGGTGGTTCTGGTGATGTTGTTGGGCCCGTCTCTTCTGTTGTTGGTGGCGTGGCTGTTTGGGATAATACGATCGGCACATTATTAGCAGATTCGCCGGGCAACATTGATAAGACTAACGGCCAGTTCTTGCTCACCTATACAGGCCCTGATTCACCTGCTTTCTCTATTGATGCTAGTGGCAGTACTTTAGCGGCTCAGCCCCTAGTAGATTGGTTGATACTCAGTACTGGCACTCAAATTGCGCTTGATATTCGTAACAATGGTGACGCTCAGCCATGGATGAGGGTTGGCTACAATATTGGAGGAACAGGTAAGCCTGGCATCGTCTTTGGGGTTGGCGTTTCTGCTGGCGATACTAATTTATTCCGAGAAGGTTTAGATATTCTGAAAACCAGCGACAAATTTGAAGCCGGTAGCGCTGAATTTTTCGGTCAGGTTGCTATCGATTTTGATGGCGCTGATGTACAGGTATTTAGAATTGATGCGTCCGGCTCTAGCATTAGTGTTCAACCTGCTTTTGAAGTTGTATTGCCTGCTACTGGGTCACAAAAAGGTTTTCAGATTATTAACGGGTCGGATATTAACGCCTGGGCATCATTTGAAAAAACGTTTGGCGGTGGCAGTGATCCCGGTTTTGCGCTCGGCCCCGGCGGTAGCAGTAGTCGCGACACTAACCTGTATCGAAGCAGTGCAAACATTCTTAAAACGGATGACAAATTCGAAGCCGCAACTCTGCAAATTTTTGGCACAGCCCTTTTTAGCGGTCTTGTTAATGTTGAAGGCGATTTGGATTTAGTTAACAGCAGTACGGGTAAATTGTTTGTCGGTGACGGTCAGACGATTACGGGTACTGAGGATTTAATTAACCTACGCATACAAAATACAGATGTCTTTGGGATTACATTCTGGGAGTCTGCCACTTTTCACATGTCGTTTAGGTACGATGGTTCAGGAACCGGCGCTGATAATTTTATGGGCTGGTATGACAGCACTGACGTCCTTATTGCCTCAGTAAGAGAGGGTGGAACGCTTCGTTATGCCTCACCTTTTACAGGCACAAATGCTGAAGATATCCCTAGTCGGCAATGGGTATTAGATAACGCTGGCGGGGGTGGTGGTGCATTTCCTATCACTTATATCAGCGGTGCTGAAATGGAAATCCCTAATAACTCAGGGTGGACCGTCTCAGCACCAGCGGCAACCCTTGTGGATTCAACCACTATTCAATACAGCGTTGCTAAATTTGATGATACCACTGAGCAAGGGAGGGGCTTTAAATTAAAGGTTCCTTCAGGTGCAACTAACATACAGGTTGTAATAAAGAATCGTCGTGCCTCAGGGTCAACAGCGGCAAATATTGGCTTTACTTGGAATACGCAGTTAATCCCCAACAATGCCACGGTGCCATCATGGACTACTGCAAATTCTAGTTTTTCAGCGGCAACAAACACTAACTATCAAGAAGATACAATTATCAGTGGCACGCTCGGCAGTGTAGGAATGGCAGCAGGAAATGAGTACTTAGTTGAATATGTAAGAAATACAATAGCAGATACTTTGAGCGGTGATTGGTACTTATTAACATTGCAGGTGACGTATACGTAATGGCCATGGAATTTGATGGTGCGAATGATTTTTTTCAGATACCTAGTAGCTCATTAGGGCAAAATGTTGGTCGAATGACTTGCATCATGAAAATTAACAAAGATACGTCAACTGGATCAAGACCTGTTTTTGTATCTACTGGGGGTAGTAGCACCTCATCACGGTTTTCAGTTGAGTATACTAGTGGTGATAGATTTAGAATTGGTGGGAGGTCAAAGGATGGTGATGGATTTTCCAGTGTGAGCACCGCTGGAACCTTTGCCGTTGGCACTTGGTATGGTTTTGTTGGGGATATTAATTATTTAACAGATTCTTTTACAATGATTGTTTATCAAGAGGGTGTGGGAAGAATTAGCTTAGAAAGTGGAAGTATTACAATGAACGGTACAACCTCTAATACCCCACCACTAAATACTCGAATTTGTTCAACAGGTACGGCTACCCAATTACTCGACGGGAAAATTGATTTTCTTAAACTGTACCATGACGCGCCCTTTACGGTTGAGGAGTTTGATGCAATTGTACTTGGTGGTCAAGGTTGGGATATAGGTGCTAGAGCCTCAGATAAACAACTTGAATTATTATTTAATGAGGCTCCTGATGGTAATACAGCAGTGATACCGAATGATTATTCACAGAATAATTATGTTTTACAAAGAAATGGTGGCCCAACATATAGACCGCATGAGGTATCGAGATTTAACAGGAGGATAAGCAATGTCTAATGTGGCAAGTAAATCAAATCCAGTAACGTATTTAACTAATGCTAATACCCCAGACTATGATCCAGATGATTGGTTGATTAACCCAGACCTAACAGCAGTTGACGGCGTGCCGGTTTATTACTGGTGGTATGACTCCGTAGAAGATGAAATTATCGAGATGACTCAAACACAGAAAGACGATTATGATGCCTCTATCAAAAGCCAGGATCTTAATGTATTTTTGAATGGCGGCATAACGATCAATTCAACCGATAATGTTTGGACTGACATTGAAACCGTCACCTTGACAGCTGGCACCCAAATAAGCGTTGAAGTTTTAGCAGAATATCGGCGAACCGATGCTATTGAATTTGCTATCAAAAAGAGCGTCTTTATTTATTACCATGATGGTACTGATGCTGCTTTTGATGTGGCTGAATTATACGACATTGGTTTGTCTGGGTTCTTAGATATGCAAATGGTTGTCAGCGGCTTAGATGTTACCTTGCAAGTACGCGGCGGCAATAATGAAGACTGGGATATAACAGCAAGCACGGTTTAAATATGCCTCAACTAATTATTACGCTCCTTAAGGGGGATGAACACGGAACAGAGACGGATTACCGGGATAACTTGCCGGTTAATATGTCGGGGGTTGTTAAGCCTGTTTTTGGTGCAACGGGCTACATGTTGCAACAGCCTGGACTCACCCAATATGGGAGCGCTGTAGACTTTGATCGCGGCGGGAAGTGGAACGAAAGGCAGGCCAGCATAGACCCTGATTTCGGTCACTTCAGGGTATCAGGCAATAAGCTGATTACTGTTAGCGCTTCCGGCACTATCACAGAATTAGGGACGGTGGCCGGCAATGAGACGGTGAGTCTGCCTTATTCGTTTAATACTCAGGCTGCCTTATTCGTTTAATACTCAGGGCGTTGTCGCTGGAGGAAACTTTTATCTGTACGACACGGTAAGCGGATTTAGAGAAATCCTTGACCCCGATCTGGGCGACCCTATTGATTGTGTCTGGGTGGATGGATATTACTTTTTCACTGATGGGGAGTTTATTTATCATACTGATATCACCGATGAAGAATCTATTGACCCTCTAAAGTTTGCCACTTCTGAATATTCACCTGATCCTACCTTAGGTGTTGCTCTTACCCCAGATAATAAGGTCATGGTGTTTAATCGTTATACTATTGAGTATTTCATTAATACAGCCAATGATAATTTTGCATTTACACGAGTTCCTACAAGAGCGGCTAAAGCTGGGATAGTAGGCACTCACTGCAAAGCCGAGATTCTTGATCAATGGTTTATTATGGGAGGCCGCAAAGAGGAGGACGTTGCTATTCATGAGGTAGGCGTGGGATCTGTTGTCAAAGTCTCATCTAGGGAAGTTGATAAACTGATAGGCCAGTACAGCGAAGGTGAACTATCTAGCTCAGTATTAGAGACAAGGGTGGAGGACGGCTACCAATATTTAATCGTTCACCTACCAAATGAAACGCTTTTATATAATGTTGTAGTAGCCAAGAAAACAGGCTCTGATATGGCCTGGACAATACTTAAGAGTGATACATCAGGTGATCAGACTTGGCGAGCTAAATACGGCATATTTGAGCCACGTCTTGGTAAGTGGGTTTATGGTGATAAATTAAGCAACGGCTTAGCTATCTTGGACGAAACCGTATCGACGCATTATGATGAAATTGTTGAGTGGGTTTTGTTCACCCCGTTTATTTTCTTGGAAGGGGCCAGTATTGACGAGATCGATATTAAAACTATTCCCGGTTTCACAACAGAGAGCGACGGCACCGTATTTCTATCATTAAGTTATGACGGTGTAACCCATGGAACAGAGGCCGCTATTGAGTACGGATTACCCAGCCGATACAAGCAACGATTCATCGCTTTTCGCCTGGGGTATGTTGATGACTGGTTTACTATTAAGTTGCGCGGGGCTTCTAAATCGCGCATGGTTTTTTCAATAGCAAAAATTTTATATGGCTAGTACATATGGCTACAGCTAATCAATTACAGGGGCTTATACCTTCAGCGGTTGAGCTTAGAGCGGGAACAGATTGGCCTGAATGGCTGATAGAGGACTATCTCAACCTGCTACGAAATATCGTTATTATTTCTGATGCTGTAGACGAAGTGACCGACGATACAACGCGAACAGATGCATCATTTGCCGAAGCGACTACTTTCAGGAACGCGGGCCTTATTGATCAATTAAGCAAAAGACTAGATGATGCAGAGCAACCCCATATAGATACTCAAGCTTTGGGAGCTGTTCGGAAACTAAGCAAAGAAGTTGAAGATTTAAACAGCTTAGCGGCTGGATGGCAGGCTGATACTCAGAGGCTTCAAGGTATGATATCAGCCCAACAAAAACGTATTGAAGATTTGGAGCAACAGGTATGACAGTTAAAACAGGCGTTTCCGGTGGCACTACCGATATAGCGACAACTGATACAGCAATCATGCAAGTGGTTGCAAATAGCAATAGAGAACGGGTAGAAGCTTTCACTATCAGCAATACGACCGGCGGAACGGTGGTGGTTGATATCTACGAAAGCCCAGATCTCACAACAGCGTCAGGTAAGCGGATTGCTCAATACACGCTAACGGCTGAGAGCAGCGCGCAAGTGGTTGAGGCAATAGGGCAAAGCTTGATTGTTGGCCGAAACATAATCGCGATAGCTGACGTGGTGGGCTCAAATGCTACACACACAAAGACCACTTACGATGGTTCAAGCTAAGTTCGAATTCACAATAGATGATAGTGTTGCTCAAAATGAAAACTATCATATTGTTAGATGGTTAGGGCCTGGAAAGGTTGTGCTTTCCTATACGCGCAAAGGGAATGCTCTTTCAGCCCATTTTTCATGCGATAAGAAAGGCTTGCGGCATATAAAGCAGGCAATTAATGATTTTTGTGAGTGGGCTTTTTATGCGTTTGATTGGTGTACAATGATAATAGCGATGATAAGAAGGCCTAGCGTTGCAAGAGTTGTCGAAAAATGTGAATTCAAAAAAGTGGCCGATTTTAAGCGCGGCCCAGTCTATGCGAGGTGTCGATAATGGATATGTTATTTGGTGATGATGATGACTCAGCCGACGCAGCTATCGAAGCTTCCCAGATAGAGGCCGATTACCAACAGCAAGCCCTAGACTATTTAAGAGAACAAGACCGGATTCCCTCTGGTTATCGTGAAGGTGCCCTGGCTCAGGTAGGCCAGTCTTTAGGTATCACTCTGGATGAAGCTGGACAGCCTATACAAGATGAATCTACTCGTGTTGGGCGTGCTCGCGCAGATCCTCTCTATCAGGCCATAATTGGTGGGCGAGAAGCTGGCGAAGAATCTATCGCTAGGTATCACTCAATGACTGGTGGTCTTAGGTCTGGAAACATAGAGAGCGCTTTTTACGACTACAACACCCAATTAGAAAACCGAGCCCTTCTCCAATCCTACGACAGACAAACTCAAGACCTTCAAGGCCTAATGGGGCAGCCTTCTTTGGCGCCTGCTATCGCTCAAACACAAGCCGGTATTGGCCAAACATTAGGCCAAGGAATCATAGGTGCTGAACAATCCAGGCAGGCAGGCTCTCAGCAAGGCTTTGGCAATATGATGGGCATGGCCAATCTTGGCATGCAGGCTTATAGCACGTTCTCAGATAAGCGATTAAAGACTAACATTAAGCCCAAAGGCAAGCGCAACGGCCATAATTGGTACGAATGGGACTGGAACGAAACCGCCAACAGTATCGGTTTAAAAGGCCATGCTGACGGGGTGATAGCAGACGAGATCGAAGAATACTTACCTGAGGCTGTTTCTATTCACGAAAACGGATTTAAGCAAGTCGATATGCGACAACTGGGGGTTTAATCATGGCTTTTCAATATTACGGACTACCTCAAGAGCAATCGCCCGCCGTTGTGCAGCCTCCTCCACAACAGCAGAGCCCTATGGGTGGCATGGACCCTTCTAGCATGATGGGAATGGCGGATATGTTCGGCGGTAGTGGTGCGGCGGGTGGTAGTGGTGCTGGCGCTGGCGCTGGTGGTGCTGGTGGTGCTGGTGGTGCGGCGGCTTCTGCTGGTCCTTGGATGATATTAGCCGCGATCATTGGCGATAAATTCGAAAATACTCGAAAAAGTAATATCCATCCACCCAGACACAATCAATAGGGTCGCCCAGATCGGGGTCAAGGATTTCTCTAAATCCGCTTACCGTGTCGTACAGATAAAAGTTTCCTCCAGCGACAACGCCCTGAGTATTAAACGAATAAGGCAG